GAAGAAGAAGATGATGAAGAAGAAAAAGATGATGAGGAAGAAGATGACGAAGATGACGAAGATATAGAAGCAGGTTATGAAGATACATTACCTACGACTAAGAAAGCCATGATCGAACTTCTTGTTAAAGGCATGAACAAATTAACAAAAGAACAAATTAGAACAGCACACAAAAATATTCTCACTACTGTTGAATCCGCAAAAGCATCTAAGAAACAAGAAAGTGCTCGTGCAGTCAAAGTTAAAGAAAGTATCAAAGTCAATGTAGAAGATGACGTTGAAGCACTTCTTAACGGCGAAGAAGATATTAGTGAAGAATTTAAGAAAAAAACTACCACAATCTTTGAAGCAGCAGTTCGTGAAAAAGTTGAATCCGAAGTTGACCGTTTAGAAAAACAATACGAAATAACGGTTGCAAAAGAAGTCAACGAAGTTCGTGATGATCTCGTAGAAAAGATAGACAGTTATCTCGACTATGTTGTTGAAGAATGGTTAAAAGACAACGAAGTTGCTATAGAGAGTGGAATACGTTCAGAGGTGACCGAAGAATTTATCTCTGGTTTGAAACGACTATTTGAAGAACATTATATAGACATTCCTGAGGACAAAGTAGATGTATTATCTGACCTCACGAAAGAAAATGAAGATTTAAAAGAACAAGTAAATAATGAAATCAACAGGAATATCGAACTCAAAAAAGAGAAAGATACTGTTTCTGCATCAGAAGTTTTTAATGATGTAGTAGACGGACTTGCTGATACTGAAATTGAGAAAATGAAAAGTCTTGGAGAAGGAATCGAGTTTGAAGATGAAGATTCTTATCGAGAGGCTATTTCTACGCTTCGTGAAAACTATTTCCCTAAAACGAGAGTTGCAGAAGAAGAAGTAGTTGAAGTGGAAGAATCACCAGAAGATGATTTAAACGGTCCAATGGCAACGTATTACAAGGCAATTAACAGGTTTAATACACAAGTATAAACTATATTCTATTAACATAGGGAGATTTAACAAATGTTTTTATCGGAACAACTTCAAAAGAAATGGAAGCCGATTCTAGAACACCCCGACCTTCCAGAAATCAAAGACGCATACAGACGTAGCGTTACGGCGATGGTTCTTGAGAATCAGCAAAAAGCCATGACAGAGGAAAGACAGGGTCTTTATGAAGCGGCACCAGAAAACAAAACGGGTGGAAACGTAGACAACTACGATCCAATCCTAATTTCACTCATTCGTAGAGCAGTACCTCAACTGATTGCTTATGATGTGGCAGGCGTTCAACCAATGACAGGTCCTACAGGACTTATCTTTGCCATGAAAGCACGTTACGCATCACAAACTGGTTCAGAGGCATTGTTTGACGAAGCAGATTCAGATTTCGCTGGTGAAGATGCAGCCTCTAATACAGGTTCTGCAACTGCACACACAGGAACTGCAATCGCATCTGATACTGGTAGTTCTGCGAACTTCTTAACTGGTACTGGTATGACTACTGCTGAGGGTGAGACTCTCGGTGATGGTACAGACGAATTTGCTGAAATGGCATTTAATATTGATAAAGTAACTGTTACTGCAAAAACTCGTGCTTTAAAAGCTGAGTACACAATGGAATTAGCACAAGACTTAAAAGCAGTTCACGGTCTTGACGCTGAGACAGAACTTGCTAATATTCTTAGTTCTGAAATCCTTGCAGAAATTAACAGAGAAGTTATTCGTACTATTTACCTACAAGCAAAAGCAGGCGCACAAATTAATACAACAACTGCAGGAACATTCGATTTAGACACCGACTCAAACGGTCGTTGGTCTGTTGAGAAGTTCAAAGGACTTATTATGTCCATAGAACGTGATGCAAACGCAGTTGGTCAACAAACTCGTAGAGGAAAAGGTAACATCATAGTTTGTTCTTCAGATGTTGCTTCCGCTCTTGCGATGGCAGGACAATTAGATTACAACCAAGCACTTCAAGGTGTAAATGCAGACGACACAACAACTACTTTCGCAGGTGTTTTGAATGGTAGATTTAAAGTGTACGTTGACCCTTATATCAATAATGTAACTGCTGGTCAGTTCTATGTTGTTGGTTATAGAGGTTCTTCACCATTTGATGCTGGTATATTCTATTGCCCATACGTTCCGTTACAAATGGTTCGTGCTGTTGGCGAAGATAGTTTCCAACCTAAAATCGGATTTAAAACACGATACGGCATGGTTCAAAACCCATTTGCAACAAGTAATGCAGACGGTGGTTTAGACCTTGACGGAACAACTGCTTCGGGCGACCAAAACAGTTACTACCGCAGAGTGCTGGTCACAAATTTAATGTAAGGTTAGTTTCATATTTAAGAATGGGGTTCTCGAAAGAGAGCCCTTTTTCTTTTTGGGAGACAAATTATGTATGATTTATTAAACACACCCTCACACAAAACAATCGTTAGAAAACTTGATGATAAACTTATTTTAGTAGAACGATATATTATAAAAAATCAATTAAAATACACAGGACAATATAAAGACAATGATGACCGTCATCAAGATATGAAAGTAGATGAAGTCAAAGAATTTAAAGATTATGAAACAGATGGTATGACAAAAACAGGAAGATGTGTTTGGTATCATAAAACTGGTCAGGTATTTAAAGATATAAATTTTATAGACACTCCTGATGAGAAACAACATTCACCAGAGTCATTGATTGGCCAAGAAGATGGATTTGTAGAGTTATTTCATAACAATGGAATGCCTATGGAAAGAGGTCATTATGATACAGGTAGTCGTATAGGTATGTGGACATTTTTTGATAGAACAGGAAATTTATATAAAACAAAAACATATATTACTGAAAAAGATGAAAGTGGAAAAAGTTATATTGAAAAGTCTTATAAATAGTATTAAGAGTCCGTTGCATATATAAGAGGAAAATAACTTGGACGTTAAAAAACAACCTAGTAATATAAATCATTTGACACCTATTGCGTATCGTTTTAATATTCGTAAGATACCCAATGTTGTGTATTTCTGTCAATCCGTAAACATTCCGGGAATATCATTTCCTGAAACAATACAAAGAACACCATTCACAAATATTAATGTTCCGGGTGATACATTAGTTTATGAAGATTTAACTATTCGATTTCTTGTTGACGAAGATTTAGAAGCATACACAGAAATATTTAATTGGATGGCCGCACTTACTGCACCAAAAGCATTTTCACAATACAAAACGGAAAGAGACACAAATAAAACATTAAGAAGAAGTACTGGTAATTTATTTTCTTCTGCCGAACTTATCATATTAAATAATAATATGAATCCTAACAAAGAAATTATATTTGATGATGTATTTCCTACAAGTCTATCCTCTATCGAATTTGATAGTGGTTCTACTCTCGATACATTATCTGCAACTGTTACATTTAAATATACAACATATTCAATTAATAGTGCAAATGCAGCCAGAACTGCTGTAAGTACAACAGGTGCAGCTATTGCCGACTTCTCTAAACAGTAAAACGGTCTTGACAAAATTATAAAAACTGTAGTATAATAGTAATAACTATATTTTTCTCTATGAGACTACAATATGAAAATTGAAGATATTCAAGAACTATGGGATCAAGATTCTCAAATAGATGAAACTGAACTTGCCAAAGAATCAGTTAAAACCCCAGACATCTATAACAAGTATCTAAAAATCTACGCACAAGAAAAGATGATGCTCACCAGATTCAATATCGAAAAAAGCAAACTTAAAAAATTTAAATGGGAATACTACACAGGTAAGTCTGATCCAGAAGTATATAAAAAAACGCCCTTTGATCTAAAGATTCTTAAACAAGATATTCCAGTTTACTTGGAAGCAGATGATGAACTTTGTGAACATGAGATGAAAATATCTTATCAATCAGAAAAAGTTGCTATGTTAGAAAAGATTCTCAAGTCGTTAGAGACTAGAGGATTTCAAATAAAAAACGCAATTGATTTTGAAAGAATGATGGGAGGACCTATATAATGCATTTAGAATACCCCTATAGTGTGCATCATAGTATTATACCAGATAATCTTTGTGATGAGATTATCGAACAAGGTGAAAAGTTAATTAAATGGAATGGTCTAGACAGAAAATCAGGAATAACGCATGGATTTTTAATGAAAGCAATCGGTTCTATTGTAAATACAGCCAATAAAGATAATGGTTGGAACTATATAATAGAACATCACGATAGAATGTATTATCAAAAGATTGGGTGGCATCAATATCATAAATGGAGAATGAATAATAAAAGTAAACCTTCTATCAATCCAGAAAAGATGAATAAGATTAGTTTCATGTTGTCTTTAAATCAAGTTGATATTGATTATCATGGTTGTTATTTTGAACTTGCATATGGTGCACCATGGACGCAAAACTATTTAAACAGATTTGATGAACTTAAAAAAGGAACACTCATTGTATTTCCCTCGTTTCTTTATTATAGATTTAGTCCCGTTATGGGCGGAGATAGAAAAATTATTTCAGGCAATCTCCTAGGACCTGCATTTGCATAATGGAAAAAATATCTATAGAGAAGATAAACGAAGTGTATGTAAAAGTTCATTCTGAAAAGAATGTTGCATACGAACTAAACGATTACTTTACATTTCGTGTTCCGGGATTTCAGTTTATGCCAGCCTATCGAAATAAAATCTGGGACGGCAACATTCGATTATTCTCTATTACAAACGGACACATCTATTCAGGTCTACTTCCTTACATAGAAAAATATGCAAAAGATAGTGATTGGAAAATAGAATATACAAACTTTCCACCAGCGTGTCTTGAAGGCCGAACTGTTTCTGATATACATTCGTATGTGAAAAATCTAAATCTACCTTTTGAAATTCGTGATTATCAAATGAATGCTGTAGAATATGGCATCATATATCAAAGATGTTTAATCGTATCTCCTACTGCGTCTGGTAAAAGTTTAATTATATATTGTATATTACGATTTCTTTTAGACCTCATACAAGAGAAAGTATTGATTATTGTTCCGACTACATCATTAGTAGAACAGTTATATTCTGATTTTATAGATTACTCAAAACAAAATGATTGGAATACAGAAGAATATTGCCATAGAATATATGCAGGTCATGCAAAAGAAACAGATAAAAGAGTTATCATTTCTACATGGCAATCTGTTTATCGACTACAAAAAAAGTTCTTTGAGCCATTCGGTGCAGTCTTTGGAGATGAGGCTCACTTCTTCAAAGCAAAATCATTGACTACATTAATGACAAAACTTACAAACTGTGCATATCGTTTTGGTTCTACAGGAACACTTGATGGTACAGAGACACATCAACTTGTGTTAGAAGGATTGTTCGGTGCTGTGTATCGTGCAACTACAACCAAAGAACTAATGGAACAAAAACATATTTCTACTTTAGATATAGAATGTATTGTTTTACAGTATGCAGATGAAATAAAAAAGAAAGTGATTAAATGTAAGTACGCAGAAGAACTAGACTTTCTTGTAGGTTATAAAAAGAGAAATGAATTTATTACGGATCTATCTTTGAATTTAAAAGGAAATACTTTGATATTATATAATTATGTTGAGAAACATGGTCGACCAATGAACGATATGATGAAAACTAAATTAGAGAATACGAAAAGAAAAGTATTTTTTGTGTATGGTGGAACAGCAACAGAAGCCAGAGAACATATTCGTTTTGTTGCTGAAAAAGAAAAAGATGCAATCATTATTGCATCATACGGAACTTTCTCTACTGGAATTAATATTCGGAATCTACATAATATAATATTTGCTTCACCGTTCAAGTCTAAGATAAGAAACTTGCAATCTATTGGTAGAGGATTAAGACTGGGAGAGAGAAAAACTAAAGCTAAACTATTTGATATATCAGATGACTTGTCGTGGAAGAGTAAAAAGAATTATACTATCAATCATTTCTTAAGTCGAGTAGAAACTTACAACAATGAATCATTCGACTACATAGTGAGGAACATAAGCATATAATGTTTAATCTCATAATGACCAACTACATGGTCCAGTTTATCAGAAAAACAAACTTCTGTCAAGACCAAAAACAGACTTGATGTAAATTTATACTTTTCATTTTGGTGTTGACAAAATAACTATAACCATATATTATAATAGAATGAGACTGCCGATTATACGCTAGGAGTAATCTCTAAAATGTAGAAGCGTTGGTGGTGAGGAGCCACCGAACACCTCGAGGCTTCATTAAGAGAACAAAACTTATTCCAACGGCTTGTCCAGTGTTGCGGCTGGACAGTCCATAATTTTTTTATATATACTATATCACATTTCATAGGAACTTTTCAGTGGCAAACAATTACATAGATAATAAAGAATTTTTGAAACATATTAAAAGATATAAAAGAAATAAAAAAGCTGGCATCTCAGATTATCTAGGTAAATGTTTTTTAGATATTGCAAC